CGGATCAGCAGGTTGCCCACGTCCACCCCGTCCACCACCACCCCCGTTGTGCAGTTCACCGCATAGACCACCTCGCCCACCACCCACAGCGGCACCACAAGCTGCGTCTCGCTATTGCCGCCCTGGCTCTTGGTCCGCTGCACATTATTCCCATCCGGCCCCGACCCGTAAGCGTACGTCGCCGCCCCGCCCGGTTCACTCTCCCCCGTCAAACTATTCCGCAGCTTATACTCCTTGGCCGCCAGCACCGCCGTGCTCCCCAACGTCGTCCCATCCCAGGTAAAGAGCGTCACATAATCCCCCTGCACACTCTGCAGTTGATACATCCCCACCGCGCCGGCCCCGCCCGTATCGTAAGCAAGCTGCAAGACGAAATTCGCATCCGACAAAATCGCCTGGTCCGTCGCCCCGCGCTTGATGGAGAAGTTCAGAAACGCATTCAGAACCGTCACCAACTTGTTTATGTCGCTCGCGCTGTAAAGCGACGGCCTCCCCCTGCCCTTCGTGAAAAGCTTGAGCTTCGTGCCAATGCTCTGCCCCGGCGTCGGCGCCGCAGGCGTTGCGCTGGCCTGGCCGTTAGTAGGCGACGACATACCGAGTCTTCCGCACCCACAGATTCCCCGACCCGAACATCCGCTCGATCCTCGAGTCCTCCGCCACGATCTCCGTCCCCGCCGCTACCAGCGCCTGGTATTCCGTCGCCGACGGCACCGTCCCAGCGTAAGTCTGCCCCGCCACCGTCTGGCTGTCCCAAAGATAATCCACCTCAATCCCCGGAAAATCCGTTCCGCCCGTCAGGTATCGCTGCCCCAGGATCGGAGCAATGTCCGTCTGAGGAGTAGCCGTCTGAAAAAACGCATTCGCCACACGCGACGCCACAATCCGCGTGAACCGTTGCCGCCCCGTCACCGACACATAATACGCGCTCCCCGTAACCACCACGCCCCCATACCCGATGAAATGGTAAGCAAAACTCTCGAAATCATCATAGCTCGCCGGCACCTTCGCATAGGTCCTCGTCCACTTCGCCAGCCCGTTCCCCATGTCCTTCCGATCATCCTCCTTCACCAGGAAGTAGGTGGAGAAGTCCGGCGTCATTCCCGTGCTCGGATGCGCCGTATCCAGCGGCGTCGGCACAAAGCTCGCCCGCAACTGCATGAAGTCCTGCCGAAACGCGTACTCGGACGTCGTAGCCGGCGAAATAGCAAAGAATTCCGGCAGCGAACAAGCCTGTGCCAGGTCCAACCCCACAGTCGCGTAATCCGGTGCTGGCCATTGAAGACTCATATTTTCAGCGTTTCAGTTTTTCAGCGTTTGCCTTGGTCAGGCTCCGTTCGCCGGATTGACCTTCAGCCCCTCGCCCGCCGCCAGCCTGTACAAGCCGTCGATGTCGCCGCTCATCGCCTCCAGGTAATCCGCGCTCTTCAGCGCGCCCGAGGCCCCGAGTTCCTTCTTGAGCTGGGTTATTCGCAGGTTATCCACATCGCGCGTCTTGTAGTCCCCCTCGAGGTTTGCCTTATGCGCCTCCCCCTGCAGCCGTTGGATTTCCTGTGCCTTCTCCGCCAACGGTCCACTGTGCCACATGCTGAACGTCCCGGTCCGCTGCATCCATCCCGACTTCGCCAGCTCCTCAATGCTCGCCCGGGAATTCTCCAGCTCCGTCCCGCTCGCCTTGGGCGCCTTCAAGTCCAACCTGGCCTTCCCCAGCTCGTCCAGTTTGAGCCTGGCCTTCTCGCCAGCCTGCACAATTCCCTCGTGAGTCCGCTTCAGCTCATCGTATTCGTGTTCGCGTTCCTTCAGCCGCTCCACCGAACCCCGCTGCTCCTCATCTACTCCCTTGAGCCGCTGCCGCGTTTCCTCCAGCCCCTTGGCCGCCTCTTTCGCCGCCGTCTCAAGACGGTCCACTTCCTTTGCCGCGTCCTGGTATGCCTGCGACGAGGCCGAACCCGTCGCCTTCCCTTGTGCCCAGCCCTCGATCCCTTCCAGCGCGTGCTGTTGCTTGCGCAGCTCCTTCTTCGCCTCCGCCAAATCGCTCTCCGCCTCAGAAGCATCCCGCGTGTGCCCGGACAACGATTTCCTCAGCCGCTCCTGTAGCCCCAGCCGGCCCGGGTCCGCCGCCCGATCCGCCGCCGCCTCCACATTGACCCGCGCCCGCCACAGCGCCGTGTCCGAAGAATTCCGCGCCGCCTCTTCCGCCGCCACCGTCGCCTTGGCTTCTTCCACGCGCAGCGCGCGTTGCTCCCGCGCCGCCTGAATTTCCAGCTTCGCCCGCTCGATCGCCGCCTGCCCCCCCGTGATCTTCCCTGACGCCTCCCGCGCATCAATTCCCATCCCGGCCTGCCGTGTCCGCTGCGCCAGCAGCTTTTCGTTCGCGCTGCCCTGATCCTTGATCGCCTCCACCTGCAACTGCAACTGCCGCGTGATCTTCGCCGCCGCCGACTCATTATGCGCCAGCCAGATCTCGAATTCCTGGTTCAGCCTCGCCAGCTCCTCGTGCGCCCGCGCCGCCGCCTTGGCTGGGTCAGCCGCCGCCCGTTCCAGCCGCTCCGCCATCTTATCCACCCGCGCGTTATACTCCTCGATCTGCTTGTTGAAGTACTCCAAAGCCTTCGCCGCCGCCACGATCGCCAGCGTCACCGGATTAAACGCCACCATCGCCAGGCTGCCCAGCCCCGGTATGAATGCATTGATCCCCTCCAGCGCCTTATGGAACCCCCGCGCCCCATTCGCCATGTTATCCAGGTGCCCCACCACCGACCCCGAAGCCGCCTGCACCTTGCCCTTGAAATCATTCAGCCCCGGCCCCACCTGGCTCTGGTCGATCCCCAGCTTCAGCAAAATCTGTTCAACAGTAGTCATTTGGCTTTGGCTATTGGCGATCGGCTATCGGCGATCGGCAATTGGCGATTCCCTTGCCCAGCCGGCTCTGCAATTCCTCATTCCTTCGCTTCAGCTCTTCCTCGACCGCCTTTGCCGACGAAGCATTAGTCACCGTCCCCCCCTCAGCCTCGGTGATCTCGCGGATGCACTGAAACAGGATCTTGAGCGGCGTATCCAGCACCTGGTCGCGTGTCATCACATACCCATGCCTCCCCAAGACGCCCCACCAGAAACACACGTCAGAGTAATACGAAGGCGCAGGCCCACCCTTCCCGCGCCCTGGCCGGTCCATCATCGTCTCCGCCATGTACTCCACAGCCTCGGCAATCACGCCCTCCGCCTTTGGCCATCTCAGCTCACACCGCCGTTGCCACCGCCTCATTGCCCTTCGCGTCCGGAGCAGCGGCCGCCGCGGCGGCATAAACCACCAGCACCGCGCAAAGAACCTCCATCGCCGCCAGCCCGCCATAACTCCCATACCTCTCATCCCTTCCCATTTCGGCGAGAGGACGAGCAGGAATTGCCGCAGTTGTTTCGGTGTCGGCGCTTCCCCGTATAGCAACGGGCACCCCGCCAGCCGCAGCACCAGGTAAGCGCGCAGCGACATCGGCTTCAGCTCGAAGCCGCCCACGCTCTCCGTCAACTCCAGGAAGCTCGCATCCCTTACCAGCCTCTCCCGCTCGCTCGCTTCCGCATATCCTGGAGCCAACAGAACACTATTGCCAGGTACCTTCATCACGCCTCACGTCAGGCGCCTCCGCCCACGCAACACGCAACACGCAACACGCCTACGACGGCGGATTATGCGACCGGATCAAATTGAGATCCTGGTACCAGTACCCGTTCATTTCGTAAGAATCCGTGGTCGATTCCACGACCCAGGTCTCCGGGTACATCGGGTCCACATTCGGCAGCCCGATCACCACCGTCCCGTCCGACGGATCGAACGAATCCTGAAACCAGTCGCCGACCTTGAGCGTCGGAGCGGAGAGCGTCGGCAACTGCGCCTTCGAGGACGCCCGCTCCTGAGCCGCCACAATCGCGAACCCATTCGGTTGCCCAATCACGCCCGGCCGCTCCACAAGCTTGCCCGGGCGGGACGGCTTCATGCTTTCGAGCATATACCAACCGCGGTACTGCCCGCGGGAAGTCCCGCCGTATTGGAAGAGTTCAAACCTCGATCCGAACCCTTGAAGATTGTCGATGAATGCGACTGCTGGTGTCGCTGGTGTTGAAGGAGCTGGCATAGTCTATCTTTCTCTGTTTGCTGTTTTGTTGTTGCTGTCGAAAATCGTTACGGAGTCAGCAGCGCCGGCCAGGCATTGGCCTGCACGCTGATCGTCCCGTCAAAGCTCATCTCCGTTTTCATCATCCCGGATTCCGGCGCCACGAGCACCGGCGAGCTGCCATTGTCCTTAAGGAGCTGAATACAATGTCGAGTCATCGGAGGAACCCCATTCACGAGCTGCCAGAGCTGCGCCAGCGCGCTGCGCACCTGCGCGCGATAGTCCGCGTGCCCCTCGATGTCGATCCCGGTCAACAGATCGAATTGCATCCTGAACCCCCAAGCCGACTCGCGCCTGCAATAGAAGAGGATCGTCGGCGACACATTCGGCGTAGCCGGCGTCGCGATCGCCCCATTGACCACCGGCATAAAGCGCTGCAAGCCCGCCCCCAGAGTGAACTTGATTTCCACCCGTGGCCTATCCTTCTGGAAATCCGGCTTGTCCCGAGTGGTGAACGCCTTGATCTCCATCGAGGCCAGCACCTGCTTAGCCGCCGTCTCGGCGATCCCCTCGAAATCGTAAATGTCCCGCGCGCTCATGGCCTTCCCTCTCGGCTATCGGCTATTGGCGCTTGGCTATTCCCGGTCAGCTCCTTCAGGATCTCCATCCTCAGATCATTGACCTGATCGAGCATCAGCTCGCGCTGGATCCACGCCCGCGACTCGTCCCGCCGATCCGCCCGCCACTGGGCCCCGGCCCCGATCGCAACCGTCAGACTCTCCTCGAACGGCATCGTGCACTGCAACATTCCCGGCCGTTCCCACTCCGGCAGCACCGGCCCCACCACCATCGCCCCCGCCGCCGTCGCCTCGAGCCATGCGCAGTTCGACTTCGCCCGATTGAACAGCGAGTCCGCCAGTGGCACGATATGGATGGACGGCCGCAAATTCGTCAGCGCCGCCGCATACCCGAAGAAATCCTGTGGCGGCACAATCTGCACCCGCTCCGCCCCCAGCGCCCCCACCACATCCCAATGCGTTCCCCCCATGAACACCCAGCGCCAATCCGGGAACCGTTTCGCCACCCGCCCCATCGCCGGCAGCACCTCGCCCAGGTCCCGCAGGTGTGAGTTTGACGGCCCGCTCCGCCACGTCACGACTTTCTCCCGCTCGAACAGCGGCGCCTGGTCCCACGTCGGCCACATTCTCAGATCGAGCGCATTCGGGATTACCTGCCAATCGCAAGTCAGCCCCAGGTTCGCGAACCGACCGCAAAAGCTCTCCTGTATCGCCGGCGTCGAAACGCTCACCACGTCTGCCATCTGGAACAAATGCCCCAGCAGATCCTCGAACCCCTCCCCGCAAGTCGCCGCCGCCGGATGCCAATACGGCACGTTCAGCAAATCATCATCGAAGTCCAACCACACTGGCACCCCCAGCCCCCTGGCCATCCGCACAATATTCCGGTGCATTGGATGGTGTGGCCGATGGATAAACAGCGCATCGCACTGCATCAGCTCGCACCATCCCCACCCCGGGAAGGACAGCAGCCTTACTCCATGCGCCCGCAGCGCGCTCAGCGGCCCGATCGCCCGATAAAGCGAAGTCGTGCTCTGGTCGTCAGGTGTGATGACTCCAAGATTCATTTCACGTTTCACGCTCACATCAGTTCCATCTGTTGCGTCGACGCCTCATCCGCCGCCAACTCCGGGTGCTCCAGCAACTGCTTCATCCGTTCGACCATTGCCGCGCAGCGGATTTGCATCGCCTTGATCGCAAGCTGGTTCATCATCGCGCTGCCGATCCCCTTCGCGTGATTCTCGATCTCGAACCGTGGATACCTCGGATCACCCAGCCCCCTTATATCGCACCCTCCCCGCGCCCCGGACGCGTGTCTCGTCACCCAGGCCGGTGGCGTATAAATCCCGCCCGGCTTCCCCAGTTCATTCCACCCGATCATCCAGCCCGCCTTTGCCCGCCCCACATTATTCTGGAAGTGCTTCACCACTTGCAGCTTCGTCGCCTCCAGCAGCAGAAACTTCTCTTTGACGTACACCCCCTGCTTGCCCCGCATCCCCAGGTATTGGATGTTCTTTTTGCAAGGCCGCGCCTTCATGCTCAAGTACAGCGCCCGCAACTCATTCTCATCCGCCCCCCGCTTGTCGTTCTGCCGCTTGTATCCCGTCAGCGACTGATCATCCCAGTGCGACCAATAGACCTCGCCATGCCCGTGCTTAGGATCATCGCTCGCCCAGGCCCCGTGATCCTGGAAAGTCTCCCCCATTTGACCAAACACCCGCCACACATCCACCGCGACCTTCTCCCGCGCATCCTCCAACCTCTTCGGCGGAGTCACCTTGATCAGCGTCTGCACCAGCCGGCCCGCCTCCACCTTCACGACCCCCTGCCCGTTCACCTGCAGCATGTCGATCTTCCCCGCGATGGATGAATTCCATCGCGCGATCGACTGTTGCAGTGCTGGCATGTCCACGGTGATCATTTTGGCTATCGGCAATTGGCCATTGGCTATTCCTCAGTCGGCCCTCTGCACGGCCGCCGGCCCGGGCCGCGGCTTGCTCAAATAGTCTTTGCCCGCCGCGATCGCACACTCCAGGCACTCCGCCGACCGGTGCAGCGGCACATTCACGCAGTCCGCATCCATCGAATAAGTCATGCGCCGATCCGCCTTATCCAGCGCCTGTTGCGCCACCGCCATCAATTTCAGCGCCTGTTTCATGCTGGGTCCGCTTCCACCTGCCATTGTGGCGGCTCCTGACCCGCCAGCGCCGCCGCGCACACCGCGTCCACATACGCGTGAATGGCGTCCTGCGTCTCCTTCGGGATCAATCCCGCCGTAAACAGCGAGCTGATAAACTGTTTCGCCTGAGAGACGATGGCCTCCACAGTCGGCGCCGCCTGGATAGCCGCCTGTATCCCCTGCACGATCAGTAAAATGGTTGCTGGTGTCATATTGAGATTCGATTTTCGGACTTTGGACTATTACTGTTTGGGCAGTACGGCCACCGCCGCCCCCGCCAACTGCTGCGTCTTCCCCAGCACCGCCTGCAGCGTACTCAGATTGGCCGGCACCGGGTTGGCCACATACGCCGCCCTTGCCGTCGCATAATCCACCTTCACCTGCACCGCCTGTGGCCGGATACTGTCCAGCCCATGCTTGATCTGGGGCGACACCTGCCAAAGCATTGCCCGGTTCACCCGCTCGAACGTGAAAGCCGCATCCAGCGAGGACACCGCCAAATCAAACGCCGAATCCGCCACGAAGAACGCATAGTCCGGCTCCATCGAAAGGCTCACTACTCCCGCCGAATTGGTAATCACCGGCGCATAAGCTCCCCCCTGCTCCAGCTTCGTCGAGCTGCACCCCATCAGTCCCATCAGTCCTATCACTCCCAGCAGCGGAAGTATCGTCCCCGCCAAAATTCGCACCGGCCCGTTCCCCGCCTTCGCCCTGGCCGCGTCGAACATCGCCAGCGACGGCAGCTTCACGCTGCACACCAGGTCCACCAAAAACGCCAGCACCCGGTACCACCGCTGCCGCAGCACCCCTTCGATCCACCCGATCTCATCGGCATCGTTCTCCCCCGCGATCTCCGCCAGCTTCGAGCTCAGCCGCGTCTGGACAGCTCCGCTCACAAACTTGAACGCCACTCGCAGCGCGGCCATCCAGCCCATCAAGGCCGGCAGCCAGCCCAGTTTACCCGCCAACAGTGAATACAATGGTTGCAGCGATTCATTCATACATCAGAGTTCCTCCTTATTGAGTTTATTCGGGCACAGCGCCGAACCCATCAGCCGGCAAGCCGTGCAGTCCTTCACCTGGTTCCGCCGCAGCGGGCACCCAATCCGCATCAGGAAATAGACCAGGTGGATCATCACGATCGCCGCCGTCCCCATCGCCACAATCAGTTGCGCCCATTCCTTCAACCCCGCCAGCGACACCAGCAGCCCGCCCACCCCGATCACCGGCGACTTCACCGCTCCCGGCTCGAACACCGCGCGCAGCAGCCATTCCGCGCCATCCATCGCATAAAGTTTGAGCCTCTCCATAGCGTCACTTGTAAAGAGGCACCCGCCACGCATTCGTGTCCCCAGCCACCGAGACGCTCACCCACACCGGATTGACGGCGTCGAGCGGCGCCGAGTTGGTGCCCCCGAAGTTGATCTGGTTGTCGGTTCCTATAATCGTCAGCGCCGACGTAAGGACCGATCCATCCGCCATCACCCTGAAAACTCTTCCGTCTTGTAGCGTACTAACGATTATGAAATCCCCATGCGGCGAGGCTTGCAGTTCGAAGGAAGTTAGGTTCGTTCCAGTCCCATCGTCGGATTGAATTAAGATTGCCATGGCACTTCCATTTGTTTGAATCGCCAGCGGCCAGGGACTGCCAAAGTTTATGGCCAGATCGCCGGAATAGGCATCTCCCGCCAAATGGGCCAGCACCCCGTCGTTGTAATCATTCGTCCAAACCTGCGCGCCGCCCCCGCCCGGCAGCAGCAGCGCCGACACCTCATCCGAGTACGCGCTCTCCAGCCCATTCGAGTCCACCGCCGTCGCCGCAAAATAGTACATCGCCCCCGTTGCCAGGTTCGACACCGTCACCGACAGGTTGGTGGACGCCGCCACCTGGTTCGTATAGGTCCGCGAGCTCACCCCCCAATAAACGATGTAATTAGTGATCGCGTTCGTCCCCACGGACGCATCCCACGCCAGCGTCACCGAAGTATATTCGGCCGCAATCGACCGAATCGTCGGCGCCGCCTTAGCCGGCCCTGCCGGCAGCCCGAACACCAGCACCGCGGCATTGCTCGTCCCCACGTTCTCGACCGTAGCCAGGCTTCCCGCCGGCAACGTCGTCACTTCCCCAATCGTGATCGTCGCCGCCTCGCCGGCCGGCCCCGCATTTGTCCCCCCGCCTCCGCCCTCTCCCACCAATGCCGCCACCAGGTTCGACACCGTATCCGCCGTCACACCCGGCACGTACTCGAACAGATTGTAGCCCCCAACCTTCAGCTCCGCCGCATTGTAGCTCCCGGTATCAGTCGGCACCGGAAAGCAAAACGCGACCACGCTGTTGCTCGCAAAGTAAGGCCCGCGCATCAGCGACGCGGTTCCCAGCCCATTGGTCATCTCGACCCGCGTTGGCACCCCTGCAATAAAAAACGATCCATCCGCCAAAATCGGCGGCATCCCCTCGCGCCCCAACCGGATCGGATACACCATCAGCGGCCCCTCATAGGCTGTAGTATCCGAGTTAGTGATGGAGAAGCTCACCGTCGAGGCCTGCGCCGACAGCGCCAGCCCCAACACGCAACACGCAACACGCAATAGCTTCTTCATGCGTCTTTCTCTGTGACCTTCATCGCCCCGAAGTCCACCTGTGGAGAGGCCGGGTTATCCGTCCGCCTCAGCACTTCCCACCTGACCCCCAGCGCCGCCATCGCATCCCCCTGCTCGATGCCCGCCGCCGCTTCCCGGTCCGCCACGTGGAAAATCACGCTCTCGCGCGCATCCCGGCCCAGCAGCATGTTGGACTCGATGTCCATTACCTCTTCGATCTCCGCCGCAAACCGCTTGCCCGAGCGCAGATTCCTGACCGCATCGCCGAAAGAGGGGGCTCGATCGGCGATGACGGCCGTCAGGATGTCTCGGGTCTCGCTCACGTGCAGGCGGAGGTATGGCGTGCTCTCCGAGCGCGCCGGCTAGGGACAGCCGATCTTCACCCGGTACTTCACGCTATTGGTGAGCACCCCCGTCGTGTGCGTGTTCTGGATCGCCGTGATGAACAATCCGGCGTAGCCGCCATTATTGACGTTGGTTGTCAAAAGTGGCGTTGCGCCATTGGCGGACACTGTCCAGGTCCGGTTAATATCCGGCGTCGAGCCGTCCACCGTCGGGCACAGCGTATAGATGGCATTAGTGGCCGTTCCGGACGTCGCGCTCCACGTCGGCCAGAACTGGATCGCCACGTTTTGCTGCTTCTCCGTCCCGATCAGGACCGGTGTAGCCAGGTTGGTCGTGGTTGAGGCCGGCACATTGGGCAGGCTCGCCACCACGGTTTGCGAATTCTGGAGCGTCTGGGCCGACGCCGTGAAATCCAGGGCCGGCAACGCTGCCCCGGCGATCAGGGTGATTTGGATATTTTTCATATTATTCAGATGGTCTTGTTCTTGTTCTTGTGTCTTTCGTGGTCGTTACTTTGTTTCGAGTTTAGCTTCGGTTGCGGGCTTCTCCAGCTCGGCCTTCGCGGCTTTGGCGTCCTGCCAGGTCTGGTCGGCTGCGGTGAACTCTTTCTCGGCTGCCTCGCCGGCCTTCCCGGCTGCCGCGCCGGCCTGCATGTTCTTGTTCTCCACGGCCTCAGCCAGGCGCAGCTTCGCCGCGTTCAGCTTGCTGGCCGCCGCCGACCGCTTTACGGCCGTCGTGCTCACCAGCTTCGTCGCCGCCTGCATATCCGTCCGCGCCTTGGCCAGCGCCTTGCGCGCTTCAGCGTCCGCTCGCGTGCGTTTCTCGGCCGCCTCCGCAAAAGCCGCCGCCTCATCCGCCACGTGGTCGCCGATGAAAATGGCAGTCTCCTGCACCGTGCAGTCGAGCAGCTCCAGCCGCTTCGTCCCTTTCGGGAATTGATGTCGCTGTTTTGCCGCGAAGAAGATCTTCACCTTCTCCCCGTCGGCGACTTCCGCTCCGGCGATCGGCATAACCTTCCCGCGGCCGGATTCATCCGGGAATCCAATCAAGATCTTCATTTCAATTTTCTACTTTCCGCTTTTAGAGTGCCGGTTAGTCACTTCCCGGCTTGGGGCGGTTTTGGAGGAAACTATTGGCTCTTAACGATCACGCCTGCCGTGGTGTCCACTGCCACGGAACCCAGCATCAGGTCGTAAGTAGCCCGCATCGTGCGCGCATTCGCGTCCATCCATAGGTAGGTGGCGATCGCGATGTCCGGCCCGGCCAACTGCGCCACACCGGTCTGGATCACATTGCCGGGGATGCCTTCCACCGGGTTCAGCGGCAGCCCCGCGATAATGCCGATCGCCTGCGGATTGCAGGCAAAGCCGCGCACATACGGATCCGCCGACTGCCATTCCGTCAGCAGCGCGATCAGATCCCAACCGAACGCCTTCCAGGCATTCTCCATCCCGCCCACCACGCCGGCGGCCTGGAAGAAGCCGGGCGTGTTGGCGATGCGCGCGATGTACTCGCCGTCGAGCACTACGTTCTTGATCCCGGACTTCTTCAGCTGCCCCTGCAGCGTCGCCAGATCCGAGAACCCAAACGCGGCCGGGTTGATCTGCAGCGGCGCCAGCGTCGCGAAATTCGCCACTGTGATGGGCGTCGTCACCACCTGGGCGATCTTGCTCTTCAGCGATCCCAGCTTCGCCTCGATCAGGTCGGCCATCCGCACCCCGCTGTTAAGCTGCGCGTTGGTCAGGTGCATCGTCTGCGTGTATTGGTGTACGGCGATCGTCGGCCCGGTCAGGACAGAGTCCCCGCCCGCGCTGAAATCCGTCGCATCCGTCAGCGTGTCGGTGCCGTCCTGGACGGTCGTGTTGAATTTCTGCACGCCCGTAGCCAGCGGCTTGTAAGGATCCACCGAGTTGTCCCGGCTGAACGCCTTGAGCGCGGCCACCTGGGGCCCAAGCTTGGTGATGGCGCCCACGATCAGGAAATTGGTCGTGATGCCCGCCGCGAAATTGTTTTCGTTGCGCACCTGGCCCAGCTTGCGGTCCTTTGCCGTCGCGTTCGCGTAGAACTGCGGGAACCTGTCTTTGAACCCCTCATAGCGCGCTGCCGGAGTCTTGTTGTCCTTATACAGGTTGACGATCATCTCCGTCGGCCGCCCCTGATACCCATCGAGTATCGGCGACTCCCCGCCCTCGATGCGGTTGAACCCGACCGGCTCGCCCCCGACTTCCGCCATGGGCTTGTCATCGAGGATCTTGAACGTCCCGCCCTCATCCTTGAGCGCGGCCTCGACGAAAATCGGCATTTCCGCCTTGGTGATCTTCTGCGCGTCCACGTAGAGCGACACCTTATCGGCGATGCGTTCCCGCTTCTGCTTGGCGAGTTCGGCGCGGATGTCGAGCAGCTCAACGGCAGCGGCTGGCTGTGCAGCGGCGGCGGCGGGAGCTGCGGCTGCAGCGGGAGCGGCCTTGGCCAGCGGGATGGTCTCCAGCTTGGCGTGCAACTGCTCTTCGGTTTCGGTTTCGGATGCTTCAATGCCGTGCTTCTTGAGCAGGGCAACAATGTTTTTCTTATTCATTTGATCTTTGTTGTTGTTGTCTAGTGCCCCGCCGTTGACCACGGCGGAAATCTCAATCGGCGCCGCGGCCTGGATGCACTCCAGAATTGCCGTCGGCACCTTGCAGCGCGCCAGGAACGCCTGTGCCAACGGCCGATACGCCACCTGGTCCGCGACCCCTTCATCGCCTTCGTCGGCCAGCCCGAACTCCACGGCATCGGCCCCCTTGATCCACGTCACCGCCTCCATCGCCGACCGTATGGCCGCCTTGCTCTTGCCCGTCTCCGCCACGTAGATGTCCACCAGCGTCTCATCATGGGCATCGAGCATCTTTGCCGCCTGGCGCAAATCGTCCGCATTGCCCTGCGACCACGACGACGCCTTATGCATCATCCAAATGGCAGACCGCGGGCTGACAACCTTGCCGGCCGCGAGTGGGAAAACGGAAGCAATAGACATCGCGTAGCCGGTGATCCGGCAGGTGATCTCGTCCCTTCGCTCCTTGATGGCGTTATAGATTCCGAGACCTTCCTGGACGCTTCCCCCCTCGGAATTGACTTTGAGCGTGATAGGTCTTCCAATGGGAACTTGTTTGAGTGCATCGCGAAACTCCTTTTCGGTGATCCCCGAATCATCCCAGTAACTCTTCCCAATCGTCCCGATCAGCTCGATCTCGTGCGTTTCTCCGGCAGCCAGGACGCGCAGCGAGTTGCTCCCCCTAACGACCGGCGCAAAGCAGAGGACTTCCCCTTCCCAAATTGGATGTTGGATGTTGGATGTTCGATGTTGGATGTTCATTCCACGCTCCTTAAACTCAGCGCCTCCGGCCCCCCGCTCCCCGCATCCCCCTCGCCCTCCGGCGGATCGCTCTTATTGGCCTGGCCGGCGCTGCCCGCTGCGAGCTGCTGCGCCATCAGGGAGGAGATCTGCGACGGCTGGCACTTGAACTCCGTAGCCAGGTCATTGATAAACGCCACTGCCTCCGCTATCTGCCTCAACTGCGTGCGCCAGTCCTCGTTCTTGTCGGCGTAAACGTCCTGGATAGTCTTGATCCCCATCTGCAGCTCGATTTGCAGTGCCTTGGCTGTGTAACCGATATCCACATTGGGCGCCCGCGGCGGCCGGATCACGCATCCCAGCGCATTTGCCGGCGCCTTCCCGTCCATTCCCCGGTCATAATCCACCGTCCACTTCGTCTGCCACTCATAGACCTCGCGCGCGATCGCCGCGACGATCTCGAAGTCCCCACGGAACGCATTCGCGCACACGTCCAAATCAGCGCGGGTTACTGTCCCTTGGAGGGAGAATGGGAAGACCAGTAGTTTCGGGACGTTGTAACCCGCGCAAATCTCACTCACCAACAGGCTCCAGTAGTCCTGCTGCGCCACCGTCGGCCGCTCGATCTGGAAATTCTTTATGTCCGAGCCAATCGGGATGGAGTATTCCTCCGCCCCGATGTTGACGTCGTAGAACTCCCCGTAACTCTTGTTGGTGAGCGCCCCGCCGCCCGCCGGCTGCGTCTGCAGCTTCATCCCCGCCCGCCGCGCGCTCAGAGTGTCGAACTCCCCCGACGGCGTCTTGTGCACGTTCGCGATCTTCCCCGCCAGCTTCGAAGCCCCCATCTCCAGGATGTGCAGATCCGTATAGTCGATGATCTTGTTGATCACCGAAAACGCTTCCGGGATCCCGACCATCATTCCCGGCCGCAGCGACCGGTACTTGTGGATGATCTCGTCCGCCGGGATCTCCGCAAACGCAGTCATGTCAAACTCATCCCGGATGAAATAGCTCGCCGGCTTCCCCGTGATGACCTCCCTCATCACCACCTTCCCATTGATCCGCACCCGCACCTTGATCTTGGTCAGCTTGACCCCCTGGATAATCGTCTTCCCCTCCTCGCTCGCCATCGAGGGCGGAGTTTGCAGCCGCAGGAAATCGATCGTTTGGACCTTTGGCCGCCCCTGTTCATCGCGCGTCTTCTGCACGATCACATTGCCGACGTCGAAGAGCATCCCCTCCCACTGCAGCGTCAGTTCCCCAAACGAGAGATTAGAGCCCAGCTCCGGCGCCTTGCACCAGTCCTCCCACCGCGCGCCCCGCGCCTCATTCCACGCCTCGAGCGTCGCTGCATCCATCCCCGGATCGCTCGCATTGGGAATCACCTTCAGCCCGGCCACCCCAACCGCAAATTGCAGCTTGAGATTCCGGATCTTCTGCACGATCGGCGTATTCTCGACCAGGTCCAGGTGTTTCCGGCAAGTCTCCCGCACCGCCCCAAAATCAATCTCGAACCGCGCGTCCTGGTAAGTCGTCTGCAGCCAGCGTCGAACGCCCCACTGCTGATAAGCGCTCTCGAGCCGCGCCTGCACCATCCGACCGATCCCTCCCATCCATCCCATTAAGCGCCGGAGCACGTTCATCGCTCACCTCGAATCGCCAGCATCGCCGCCACCAACGCCGCAAAGATCAGCAGCGCCCCAGTCAGCACCACCTTCAGCAGCACGAGTGTCACCCCACCCCCAAGCAGTATCAAAGCGAGAGTCCTCATCAGCTTCCAGCGTTCATCTGCCCCGTCTGCGGGAAGCCCAGCAGCGTGAAGTCCGTCCCCTTGCGATTGACGATTTGCAGCCGGTCGTCCGTCTTCATCGCCTCGAACACCGCATGGCTGCCCGCCGCGCTGCCGTCGTCCACAAGTGTCGGCGTATTCGCAAGCTGCGTCTCCAGAATGTCGAAAAACTCCTCCGACAGCCCAAATACGCTCTCCTGGGTATATTCCCTGCCCTGCAGGCCGATCTCGAACGAAGCGCTCTGCCCATTGCCCGAGGATGACGCCACCACGCGCCCCTGCTTGAATGACGGCGAGTAAATGCCAGCCTGAAATGCCAGCAGCGCCTCGCGCATCTTCAATTTGCCGGGAATAGCTCCGCCCTCCACGATCTGCCGCAGAATCCCCCGCTTCTTGGTGGCCTGGATGTAAATCACGGCGCTTGGCTATGGGCGATTGGCCATTGGCTATCCCCTGCAGGAACAAAAGGCCGCGGCATTCCCCGCGGCCTGGTCCCCGGCGGCCTGCACAGCAGGGCGCACGATCGGACAAACTGCACTACGCATGTGCCAGTGGTAGCACGCCCCCGCCCCCGCGCCCTGTGGTAGTTGCGGCAGTTCCGGCGACTTGCGGTAGTTGTGGAGAGTTGCGGTAGTTCCGGCGACAAGCGGCAGTTGCGGCGACTTGCGCCCAACCCCTTCCCCCGCCGCTCCCATCGGCCCTATAACAGAGCCTTACGAGAGATAGTGTGAGTTGTTTGTTTCACAGGTTGGGCACGCGGCGCCGGCAGGGGATGGCCGGCGCCGTCTTTGTGATTCTCCTTTCAGCTTTTCAGCTTTTCAGCATTTCAGCATTTGCCCCGATCACCCTGGCCTGGGATGCCAGTTCCGGCACCAATGTGATCGCCAACTATAAGGTCTATTACGGGGTTGCCACCGCCACGTACACCAACTCGGTCTCCGCGGGCACCAACCTCACTGCCTTCGTGTCCAACCTGGTCTTAGGCGCAACCTACTATTTCGCCGCCACGGCCGTGGACACCAGCGGCCTGGAAAGCGACTACTCAAGTGAGGTGAGTTGGAACCCTGGATCTGCCCGCACCAACCTCGCCCTAACGATCACCACCACCGGCATCGATATACTGTTCGCCCGCACAGTATGCGGCCCCTGGACCGCCACCAACGCCGCCTGCATAACTCTCATCAATCCCATCCCTCCCATCTTTTTCCGCAGCCGCGGTCCCACCTGCAACCAGGTCGCGATCGCCGCCGCTCCCTACTAATGCCATGCGCAGTTGTGAATGTGGAAATCCCGCGACAGTCTGGAAGAACAACGCCTTCATCTGCGCCCGCTGCGCCGAAATCGAAGACACCCAAGCCAGGACCGAGCGCCGCCGCGACCGCCGCGCAAAACTCAAAGGCTCGAAAACCCTCGACAATGGCCTCTCCGAATACACTGCCGATATTCCTGGATGGCCTTAAGTTCACCGAGCGCCAGTGGCAGGTGGCCAGAGCCATTGGCCTGGGGCGAACCACCAAAGAAATCGCCGGAGACCTCCATCGCTCCCCCAAGACCGTCGAGTATCACCGCAAAGTCATCTATTTCATCCTCGGCATCAGCACCCCCGTCGAGCTCGCCCACTGGCTCCTCCGCCGCAACCTGATCCCATTCCTCGATCTTTAATAGCTTTTCCGACAATTTGAGCAAAGGAGGTGAAAACAATGAAACCGATTACAACCAGTCAGGCAAAAGGCGGCCGCAACATGCGCACCGGCAAAACCGGCAGAGCCAAAATCCAGAGGGGCAAAGGCGCCTATGGCAACACTGCCCAGGGCACCACGGGCTCTCGCGAGCATTGATGCATCCTCAGTGCCGTGATCACTAGAGATGCCAGACAGTTCACCGACACCATCAACGTCGGCTTTTCCTGCGGCAAGGATTCCTTAGTTACTCTGGATCTCTGCCGCAGGACCTTCCCCAAAGTAAATGCCTATTTCCTCTGGACGACTCCCGGCCTTAGCTTTCAGGACCGCTACCTCGATTACATCCGCGACCGCTTTCACGTCCGCATCCTCAAGCTCCCCCATTGGGGTTTAAGCTGGCGCCTGCGTTCCAATAGCTTCCGTCCGGGCTGCAACGCCACCAATAACTGTCCCAAGCTCACCCTCATCGACACCGAATTTGAAGTCACCCGCCAGACCGGCTGCAAATGGTTCGCCTATGGCCTGACTCGATTCGACAGCATCGAACGCAACGCCATGCTCCGCCGCTGCAACGGCCTCGACGTAAAAACCCACCGCATCTATCCAGTAATGCACTTCACCCGCTGGGCCATGTTCGGCTATCTTCGCCAGCATCGCATACCGCTTCCCATCGACTACCACATGTTCGGCTGCAGCTACGGCGGCCTCTGGGCCGAGGAGCTCCAAGCCATTAAAACCCGGTTCCCATCCGATTATGACAAAATCCAAACCTACTTCCCGCTCGTCGAAGCCCAAATCCTCCGTTCCCAGCTCTTCGGCACCGACCACTACGGCCGCGCCCAAGCCCCCGGCCCTGCATAAACAGTGCTCCCTCACCCTCACCACCATTCACCGCGCCCAGATCCAGCCCTGGCCTGGCGAGCCCCTGCACGAGCTCACCATTCACGCCCGCGCGCGCCTGAAGGCATCCATTCGCCGCTCCGGTTTGGTCCTTCCCCTCCCCTGGAACAAGCAAACCGGCCATCTGATAGACGGCATCCAGCGCCTCGCGCTCCTCGATGAGCTTGCTTCCCCCAACACGCAACACGACTACGACCTCCAAGTCATCGCCCTCGACCTCACCCGCGATGCCGAGCTGCGCCTGGCTCTCACCCTCAACAATCCCAGCGCCATGAGTGCCTGGCACATCCCCGGCCTGGAATCTGTCGTCCGCGAATTGGCTGGCGACATCAGCGCTACCGCCTTCGATCCCATCGAACTGCAGGTCTTGTGTGACTCCGATGAAATGGCCGGCATCTTTGCCGACTCAAAGGATCGCCACAAAACCACCGCCCAGGAATTAGCCGCCATGAAGCAGCGCCGCGAAGACGCCAAAAAAAAGCTGCAAGAAAAAGCCCAGCTGGACCTGGCCCAAAAATATCACGATGGCCGCAAGGTAGCCGAGTTGATCCACCCCGACCTAATTCCCCCTACACCTCGGGACCATTTACCCAGATAACGCACCCCGGCTTCTGCCGAAACTGCGCCGCCAGAGGAAGCCGCCGCGGCTCTCGCATGTGCCAGTCGAATTCCCCGGGAAAATCCCTGCTCTCGGTGCAATCGTGCAATTCCACCGTGCCGAGGATCTCGCCCTTGTGCCCGGAGGCAATCAGCCCGATTCTGCCCCGTATCCTGGTAGCCCGGCTGCGAAACTCAACCGGCTTGGTGCCCGCTAGAATCTGGTCAACGTACGGCTGCTTAATAATGAGGCATTTCATTTTGGATTGCGAATTGCAGATTGTGGCTTGCGGATTCCCGCCGGCCTTCCTGGGCCACCTGGTCGCCGCGCGTTGCAATGCCGCCGAATGCGATCATAATTCCGGTCGCGCTCAACGCACTCGGGGCACCGCCGCGCCCCGCCCGCCGGCCTGCCACAATCCGGGCACTGCCCCGCCGCGCGCATCTTCGCCCGCCACCTGGCTTGCCGAGAAACCGGCGCCGCCTTTGGCGATTGGCGCTTGGCTATTGGCGATTTCCGTTTCACTGGCCGCACCCTATCAGACAGTCTAGTGCCCGTCAACCCGGAATTCCTGTAAATCTGTTTCCGGGTGACGCATACCCCGTGCCAACCGCGAAACTTTATTTCACTGGAAAAGTAGTTTCCGGGTTGACGGGCACCCGGAATCTGTCAGGATGTGCGCATCTGAATCACCAGCAGATTGCACCGGGTTACCGGAAGGTGAGCTGGCCGCCGGCCGAAAAAAGTAAATGAAAACACTGAAAGAAATCATCGAGGAGCAAAAAGCGCGCAGGGGGCCAGCGACTGGGACGACCAAGCGCGGAGCATATTGGATAGTGGGAGATCCGATCAAAATCCGGAGTCATGGAGGAGATGGAATCGGTCAGAACGCCCCCGATCACGAGCACTGGCTTTCCTTCCGGCACTTCCGGGCTGGAGATGTGAGAGCATCGCTGCACAAGTCGAGCCGCCACCAGAACGGGTCCTACTCAGGAGGAGGGGATAGTTACCACGATGTGAGTGAGATCCTGGACTGCACCACGATTGAGGATGTGGTCGTGGTGCTGAAATCCATCAACTTGGGGCAATCCGATTACCAGGTGCACGCATACTCGGATTATTATCGCGAGGATCTTGCCGAGATCCTCTCTCACTGGGGGATGCCCGAGTCGCTGCCGGCCCCCGATGATGCGCGGTGAACAAAATATACAGCTACGACGAAATCGCAAACAGCTATGCTCTCTGGGGTGAGTACGTTGACCCTAGCGGACTCGATTCTCTGGAGGCATTTTCGGCCAAAACACCGGAGGAAAAAATTGCATTTATCGCTGCCTGTTTCGGCCCTGAGCCATGATGCGCGCCGTCACGTGTGGTGACGCCCCGACCCGCGAGGTCTAAACCCGATTAGCCCTCGCCCCCCCCGCCCCGATCCGCCCCGGCCCCCGCGCCGGGGCTTTTTGGTGCCCATCCCAGCAAAATAAACTTTTGGCGTCATTCCCACGAAAAACGACGCTCTAGGATTCGATTACAGCCACTTTTCCAGGTGGGGTGGCCATAGATGGTGGGGGTAAAACCGGGCGGCAAAAGTGGAACACATGTTCCGCTTTTCAGCGTTTCAGCGTTTCAGCTTTTCAGAATTTCCCCCTCTGCGGCGGCTCGCCCTCGCCCGTGGGAGCGGCCTATGAGAAGCGCCCGCGTGCGAGCTGGGAACTCGCCGTTCGCTGTGCCATCTCCCAGGGGCAAGGACCGGGGAGGGATGTCTGGACCCTCCGCCGCCCATCAAGGTTTTACGCCCCCCGCCCCGTCGCCGTCAAGCCCGGCCGCGCCGCCGGCACCGCCCTGCCCTTCCGATCATTCACCCAGTGCCCCGGAATCGTCACTAGCCGGACGTCCTTTAGATGGTGCGCTCTCCCGAGCCTTTCCATCACCTGGTCGTGGAAGTTCCGGTCCACCGCGTTCGGAAAATCAATCCCGCACGTCGCCTCGATCATCCGCACAAGCTGGGGCACGTCCAGATCCGGCAGAAGCTGGTAAAGCCGTTTCTCCAATGCCGCCCGGTACCTCAGGTCCACGTCGCTCGGGAATTTCCGTCCGCAAAACGCCTCCAGCTCCCGTATCAGGTAAGCGTTCTCCTTGCTCTGCTCAGTCTTGATCGCCATAGGTTCAACTTTCTCAGCCACGCCGGCCGCTTCCGTTTCCCGATTTTCGATTTTGACTTTCTGATTTGTTTCGGGTTTCGGGTTTCGGGTTTCGGGTTTTGCCGTCACCGCCGCATCCCGCAACTGCCGTACCGCCCTCTCCCGCCCCTGACCCCGCACCATTGGTAAAAAACGCCGGACATTCATTTTTCGCCTTTCACTCGACGAATCCCCGTGCCCGGAGGATCCGCATCATCCTGGAAGTCGAGTACCTCACGCACCTGCAGTTCAGATCCACCCGGGCCTGGTCCAGTCCCCACCGCTTCTCATTCCGCCGCACCTGATCCGCCGACACATTCAACAACTGCGCTACATGCTTCCTTGTGCTCATATTCATTTCTGCTCATCCGTCTCCGTCTGTGGTTGTTTCTCCCGTTCCAGCCCGAGCGCCGCCAGCCTCTCCCCCAGCAGCCCCGTCCACTCCTTGAGGAAATCCTGGTATGCCCGGCACATCAGTAAATGATCGTTGCGACTCCGCTGCTTAAACCCCTCCACCCCATCCTCCTGGTTCTTCGGCCGGTGCCCCGGCAGGTACTCCCATGCCTCGTTCTGCTTCTTGAACTGCTGCGAAACGTCCGCCGGGATCTCCGTCGAGATATACTGCTCCGGCCCCGCCTTCGCATTGGCCGCCAGCACATTGGCCCGCATGTTCCGGATGAAGAAATGATTGGAAAGCATCCCGGCCTTGTTCAGCGAGACCACCAGCGGCTCCTCCGGGTTCGGCAGCGTGATGACCTTTCCCGTCTTCCGATCCCGCTGGCTCCGCGGCTCAAACACCGGCGGCGTGTTCAGCTCCAGATGTATCGGCCGCCCCTTGCTGTAAAAGCGCCGCACCCCGTCCTCATGCAGAAACGATCCCACCCGCGAAAGCTGCAGGTTCACCGCGTTCATCCCGTTCTGGTAGCAGAGCTGCAGGATGGCCTTCGTGTTCTTCGAGCAATCAATCCACGTCGCCGACCGCGGCACCTGGTGCGCGTCCAATTCGGCGAGCAGCTCGCTGTCACTCTCCACCATCCCCTCAAACACAATCTGCGAATCGCAGTTGGCCATCACGTCCTCGATCAGCAGCCAATAATGCTGCAGCTCCCCCTTCGCCTTATACCCCTGCTGCCAGTCCGCCGTCGCCCCCCGATACGCCCTCCCCGCCAGGCCCGTGCGGTTCTTCTTCAAGCTGGTGTTGTAGATCGTCTGCCCGGAATACGGGATGCTCTCGTCCCCAAAGAACCTGCACTCCCTTTCAGTGATGTATCGCATCCAGGGCTTCGAGTCCCCCGCCTTCAGCGCGCGCAGCGCCGAATGCTTGTCCCGGATCAGATCCAGCCAATCCACCGTCGCGCAGCACACCGCCTCAAAATTCCACGACCGATGCGAAACCAGCGCTCCCTCGTTACGTGGGCTCGAATACTGCCCTTTCAGCCCCCTGCGCTCTGTAGGGTTATTCCTGACAAGGTATCCGCAGGGCATCTGGTACCGGATCGTCGGCACCAGCTTGTTGTAGTTGAACTTCCCATTCCCCATATCGCACCCCTCGGAATCATACCGCAGCCCGCCCAGCTCCGGCTTCTCATTCTCCCACCTGGTCCGCATCATGTGATACTTGCCGCACCCCGGGCACAGCGTCTCCCACTCCTCCATCGTCCCATCCTCGAACGCCAGGAAGAGCTGCCCCCCCACAAGCCCCGCATTGGAAATATCAAATGCCTTGGAGTTCCAGACCTGCGTCTGCCGTGCCCGCGCCTTGGCCAGGTGCCCCGGCTTCCATGAGTGGATCTCCTCATTGATCTGGAGAGGCACAGTGTCTGAATCGAGTTTCTTGTCGTCAAACACCCCTTGCACCCGCAACGTCACATTCGGGTAATGAGCCGTGCAAAGCATTTCCTCATATCGGCCGCCCATCCGCCGAATATCCGTGCAGCTCCGAAGCACCGGCAGAATCCGATCCGTCCACCTGTTCCCCGCCTTGATGTCGTCCTCCCAATTGAACTGACACAGCCCGGACGCAAACGCGCACCAAAACGCGCAAACCACCTCGCCGGCCGTAGAGCCCCCGACTTGCACCGGCTTAATGAGCGTCCCGATCCGCGTCTCCACGTCCGCCATCGCCCGAATCGGCTCGATGAGCTGGGGAGTCCGCTCCGGGTCAAACGAGTGCCCGTCCACTTTGAGCCCCGCCGCCGCCCATCCGATGATGTCAGAATGAGGCGCGTCCGGTATGGCAGTCCGCAGGATATTCATTGCCCCCTGCCAATCGCCTCGAACTTTTCCTTGCCCGTCTTCCGCAGCGCCTCAATAAACGAGTGCAGCCGCTTGAAAATATCAATCGCCGTCCCCCCCGCCAGCGCCGGCGGCAGCTCCCTCTCCCCCCTTTCGAGTTCCGCGAAGATGTAGGAGGCCGCCTCCGAGGCCTGCCGCGCCGCCTCCGCCGATGGCATCATGGTGTGCTCGTCATTCTTCCGCCGAATCGCCTCCCGCTTCGCCTTCTCAGTCGTGAGCCATTCCTGCGGCGACGCCATCCCCTCGGGGAGCTCGCTGCCCTTGGTCATCATTCCGAACAAGAATGGCACCAGAATCCCCGAGTCCACCCGGCTGCCGGAAATGAACGCCGAGCATCCCTGCCGTTTCGCTGCCTTAATCAGCGCCAGCGGCGCCCTCAGCACCGCCGCCGCCTGCCCCAACGACTCAAAAACGGGGAATTTAATTCTGCGCCCCTCGCTTTCACCCCCGCCCGTGCCCGCAGTTGAAAATTTGCTTTCGCCCCGTTTCCCTCGCTCGCCAGCGCCCCCAGGAGCGCCCGCCCTTTTCGGCGTCACTTTCGTGCCCTTGCCCGCTTTCGACGCCTTGCGCCGCCTTTTGCGCTTCACCGCCCCAGTTTCTTGTGTTTTCGATTTTTTCCTTCTCATAGTTTTCCCCTGGAATGGCTGGCCAGCCTTGCTGGGTAGGCGCGCCAAGAGATTCCTTTAGCCGGCTGCGATCGGGATGCGACGAATTTGCACGCTTTCGACTTACCACGGCGTGCCCGGCTTTGGTAGTCCGCCAAAGGTATGAGAGAGCGCTGCGGACCTATGCTATTATAGGAAAAACCGATGCATCAGAAAGCACAGCTAACCGTATGTGAGAAAAAAATCTGCGATGACCGGGCCGCCGGTTTAAGTTGCAAGGCGATCGCAAGCAAGCGAGGACTCACGATCAGCACAGTAAAAACTCATCTTGATCGGGCCTATAAGAAGAATGGCGTTCACAGCTGCCTCGAATTGCAGTGCCTCCTACAGGGACGTAAGTGCGACGAGTGTCTGGCGTCGGTTGCGGTCCAGATAAGCAGGTTGGCAGCATCGTGCGCCCGCTCTAATTCGCTGGGTATAACGACCTTGAGGAGCGCGCAGCATAGGCTTATGAGTGTACGCACGTGCGCATAATTACTTGTTCGGGGCATACCATCGCCAGCCCACCATTGCCCGCCAGATGCGCAGCGTTCTGGACACCGCGCCGGGATGCAGTAGCCCGCGTGGTTGCACGTAGATCAGCGTCGGCAGTGGTCCGTGAAACCATCCGGCGCACAGTTCCAGCCGTCGTGAGATGCGCCAGGCCCACGCCTTGGTCAGCACCTTGTCAGGCTCCAGTGTCACTTGGTTGTAGGTTGTCGTTCTCATCATTCAGTATTTTCGAGCTTCGGTTTTCCAGTTTAGGAGTTTGGTTGCCAGGGAGCGCATATTGTCCGCGTCCACAGATTCTCGGTATGCCTCATCACAGGCTCGCAGCGTTCCATCGTGCCGGTCCAGCAGGTGCCGATAGGTTTCCTGCGCCAGCCATCTCGCCACGATCACGTAGTCGTAGCGTCGAATTCCCGAACCAGACGCTCCACGCAATGAGGGCCGCGCTTGGCTCGGAGGCAATTCGGATGTTGGTTTGGCGGCCCTCATGCGTGAGCTATTTGTTCGGTGGATTCATCTGTTCCAGTCCTTCTCCTGAGCGCATCGCTTCGAGCAGTAGCAGATGCCGTCGGGAGCGCAGTGATAGCGGTCGCCTTCCCACATCGGCTTGTCGCACCAGTCGCAGTACCAGCTTGGAGGTTCTGTCCTATCCCCCGAACCAGACGGTCGAGCAGACGGCGGTTTAGCGGTTCTCTTGAGTGTTTTGGGCATAGCTGTGTCAGGGGTTATTTGCGCCGCTGCTCCGCTCTGTGTTCGGCGGAGAATTGTCTCGTCGGCACTCCTCGCATATCCACATGCCGATTGCGTTCAGCTCGTTCCAGGTCACCTTTTTGCAGTTCGTACATCTATGATAGAATCCAGACCGTCGCCGAACCAATCGGTGCAGCGAATGAGCGCCAGACTGATCGTTGGCGTTCGGATATTGGGTGGGGGCGCTCATCGCTGACCTCTGTCGTTCGGAGGAAGTGGCGTGAGATCATTTATGGCGCAATGCACGCTGTTTGACGCGTCGCTCAAGTATGTGCCGCCAAGCCCAGCGTGCTCGAATGATTTGGAGCGTTCTGCATACGCACACATCCTGTCCAACTCGCCGGCACAGGATCGGAGCCTTCGAACCAATCGCTTGACGACAACGGCGGCCCGCGCTGGTAGTGGGGTGATCGGTTCAGTTTTCACACATTGGGTTTTGTCGCGCCGTGCCTCAGCTCTGTGTTGGGCGGCCGTAGTACCACATCCAGGATTGCATCGACTCGGTCTTTGGGCAGCCGCTGGCGGCGGCCATCGTCCCCTCGTGGCAGCGCCTCGCAGTAGTGAACGCGCAGCCCACGGGCCGAGAATCCAAAGCGGCCGCAGTTTGGGCAGCCGAACAGCGGTTCCGGTTTTGGCCGCCCAACCCGTCGGTGCAGCGAATGAGCGCCATGCGCGTCAGGGGCAGCAGGATGTTGGGGAGTGGCGCTCATTCGCTGACCTCTTTGTTCGGCGCCAGGGCGCGGCCTTTATCTGTGAGTCCAAAATGTCCCGTCGCATACGTCCAAGCCAAGCCGCGCCTGACAAGGGCTCGGGCCGCGCTCAGGTATGGCGCGTTCCCATGCCCGGCTATCTGCACGCTGATGGTGTCGGTTGCGAGCCATTGGAGGACGTATCGCTGGGTACGAGAGAGGGACGCAGAACCAATCAGTGGAGCAGACGGCGGGCTAGCCGGTCTCTCGACGGTTTCTGGAATGCTCTGGCTCATGGGGATTTCGCGCCGCTGCTCACCTTGGTGTTCGGAAGCCGTCATCTTAGGTTCCAATCTGGAGCGTCGGACCATACGAACTGGTTTTTACCCCGGAGCATCCGGCTCGCCACCCTCACATCAACCGTCGCCCCGATCTCAGCCAGGGTCTTGTTGGTGGTGATTAGGGTCCATTTGCCCAGCCGCGCCGCGAGAATTCTGTCCGCCACATCCGCCACGTTTCCTCTTATATCTCGATCAGCTCCAAGATCCTCGATCACCACCAGCCACTCCTCGCAAATATCGCGCACCCGCCCGTAATTGCCGTTATGGAGATCGTTGCAGAGGCTCCGCCAGTCCACCCACACGTATGAGTTGCCGACTACTCGCCCCGCCGACAAATGAACGGTGAACCTGGCCACGTCCAAAAACCACCTGCGAACCGCCGACGCCAGCAGTGTCTTTCCTGTGCCGCTTGTCCCAGCGAGGGTCAACCAATACGGCTCGGTGACGTTCACGTTTTGCGCGAACATCATTGCCGCTTCACGAAACCGGACCAACTGCGGTTCCCCCAGCGTCTCGAAGCGATTGAATCGTGCGCTTAGCTCGGTTGGCTTCAATTTTTCGCATGTCGTACAGGGGGGCCTTCCCTTCATTGTAGGTCCCTGCATTGCGGTCAAAACCGTTCGCGTGATTTGTTCGATGGTTTGCATTCTTTTGTCGGTTGTGGCCCATGCGATCTTCGAGCGCCGCTCTCCAGTCGCTTACAGGCCGGTTTCTCCAGGTCATCCAAACTCCGTCCAGCGCGTCCGCCTCAAATCCTACGAACGCTGTCCGTACCTGCTCTGGAGTGTAGTCGCTGCACACCTGAAAGTGCTCGATGCACTTCTGCAGGGATGGATGATTGTTCCCCTCTCCTTCATGGGATACCCTTAAAGGGATACCCTTAAGAGTATATGCACCCCCCCCCCACTGGCCGGTTTTAGGTCCACCCCTGGCCGGTTTTAGGTCCACCACTGGCCGGTTTTGGGTCCACCACTGGTCGGTTTTGGGTCCACCACTGGCCGGTTTTAGGTCCACCACTGGCTGCTCTAACGGGCCACTGACGCATGGAGTTTCCGCACCCTCCCCATTCACCGGATTACTAGACGCGATCGGCCTGGGCTGAAGGTCTAGCGTCTGTTGCGCCGAATCAATCGCCGCCGTCAGGATGCTGGGCCGTCCCGGAGACTCCCTCCGGCGGACAAACCCCTTACTCACAAGTCTGGAGAGAGCGGCAGCGATGCCATCCCGACCCATGCCTAACTTGTTGGCCATCTTCCTGGATGACTCGTAACACTCTCCCCGTCTGAGGATGTGGCAGTAAAGCCGGAACTCGAACGGGTCCAGTTTGGCTTCATCCAGCCAACTTGGAATAAACGGAGGGTTTTTTTTAGTCTTCATTCCGAACCAATCAGTGGAGCAGATGGCGGGCTCGCCGGTCTGCCAACGGTTTCTTGCGTGCTCTGGCCTTCACCCGGCGAATAGTGCTTGAGGACCAGCCGCGCCGCCGCCGTCATCTGTCGCAAACTCACCAGATCGCGCCACGCCTCTTCCCCGCTCAGCTTATCGCGGATCGCGTACTGGAATTGGTACCACCGCTCCATTTTTGGCTCCGGCTCCGGACGGCTCGCGACATTGGCCCGCCAACGGTCCCATCGAGCGTTGGCCATGCGGCGTCCACGTTCGGACAATTCTCTCCTGACTCGCTGGCTATAACGACCTTGAGGAGCGCGCAGCATAGGCTCATTGGTGTACGCACGGGCGCATAATTACTTGTTCGGCCTTACGGGTTTTCGACCACGTTTCATCAGCGGAGCTTCGAGTGGAATCCCCAGCTTCAGTCGGTGCCAGTCCCTTTCCCGGTTTCGTCTCTCCTCGATGTTCTCGTGCCTGTATTTGAGCGCCTTTCGGCGTGCATTCGCTTTCCGAGCCTCTTTGAGCTTCATTGCGTTCGAGTGCTGGGTCCACGGGTTGAATGGCCGAACCAAGCGGGTCGAGCCAACGTCCCCCGCGCTTTCAGGTTGTTTTACGTTTTCACTCATATTGTTCATCTTTGGTTTGTCTGCGGTGGCCGTAGCTCACCCGCGGCGTTAGACGGCCAAGTTTTGCGGCCTTTTCCAGCCCCAAAAATAGTTGAAAATAGTTGTTGCATATCCCAAGCGGTTAGGTTATTGTGTGAGCATGAAAACGAAAGCAGAATACGAAGCCAGAGCGGAGCAGATAATCAGCGCGGCCAAGACGGCTCTCGCTGGCGGCCCGGCCAGTCGCAGCATCGACACCACTGGGATGTCTGAGATCGGGCAGCATGTGTTCGGGCAGATCAATAATTTCAGCACATCACCTGAGACGGCGGCATACTCCATCCTCCGCGACGGATGGTCGGAGTTGAGCGGAATCGAATCCGCCAGCGCCGCCCAAGACAAAATTGGTGAGGCTGCTGAAGAAATGGGAATCGAACTATGAAAACATACATTGTCCGCTTTAGCGGAACGCCTCCGAATCACTCTGACGCTCCCAGCCCGCGTTTGGTTGAAGCTGAATCTAAAGAGGATGCTAAGGCGTTGGCTCACGGACTGGCACTTCGGGACGGGCTGGTCGTATCGTCCGTGAGGACTTACTTTCAAACGCATACCGCGCTCGGCGGCGCTCACCTTTGGAATTGAGTCACATGAATAAAGCAGCTCAAGCACTCGGCAGGCTCGGCGGGCAGTCCAAGTCGGCAGCCAAAGGCGAGGCCTCGAAACGAAACGGAAAACTCGGCGGCAGGCCGAAGAAGCCGAAGCCTCCAGTTCGGGCCGTCTAACCAAGACGGTCGAGCGAATCGGCGGGCTCACTGGTAGTAGTGTGGTCGTTTCCATGCTCACGTCTTGGGCTTTCGCGCCGATTCGCTCACCTCTTTGTTGGGTCAAAGAAGCGTCACGGCCTTTGCGGCAATGAATTCCCTCGCTAAGAGCCTTGTGCGGGCGGCGTGGCCAAGGAAAGTTTCCTCATCTGGATGGCCGACCCGTTTGCACGTTTTGGCCATAGCAGCATGTTCATTTGCTGTTCTCCGTAGTGCGTCGGCTATCGTGGCACGTTCTGCGGTGTCGAGTGTTCGCGCGCTCTCGCGTGCGATTCTCAGCAGGGCTTCCTGAACGGTCTGCGTGATCTGCCGCACCACGTCGCCGGTGAGTTGTTGACCCAACCAGTCGCTGGAGGCAACGGCGGGTTGGGGTTTCTTTTTGTTCTTTGTTTTGTTTGTTGTCATATATTTTTCGCGCCGTGCCTCAGCTATTTGTCGGGCAATTGGGCTATCAGTCCCGGCAGCAGGTCGAGTAGTTCGAGCGCTGCCTGGCGGGTCAGCCGCAACGTGTTTCGATGGTCGCTGAGGACTATGAGATCCCCTTCAACTTTTAGGACGGCATCGGGCACTGCAGTGGTTGTCTGTGGTTTGGTTGCTTCGCTCATTGCTTTGCTATTTGTTCTGCATCTTGATCGAGGCCCAGTATCCCCAGGCTCCGAGCATCAGCCCAGCGACCAGGTCGATTGCCGAGCCCCACCCCGCGATGCGTGCCACCAGCGGCATTATGAGGAGCCAGACGATGGACATTATGATCGGGGGATACAGAGTCGGTTCAGGATTCATACGGGTGTGGGGCAAGAGTTGTCGGGCGAAACAGCCGGCGCAGCGCTATGAACCGCCGCGCCGGCGTCCGGGCGCTGTAGCGTCCTCCCCCCTTCCTGCGATGCTGTTACCGCGGGAAATTCATTCGACGATCGCAGCTCCTCCTGAAAATCCAGGTCCGCCTGCAATTGCTGTTTCAACTTCAAACCCTTCGCGCTCATGCTACCAGCCTTTCCTGCCACGCCCTGAACTCCCGATCGACGCGCCCTCGCCTATCCGCCATCATCTCCGGGTCCGCCGTCTTCCAGCTCTCCGCCAGGTCCTTCCACACATCCGCCGGCTTCACCACCCGCGTATGCGCCCCGCCCAAGTAAAGCGACTCGACCCTCAAATTCGGACTGCGGCCAATGCACGGCTGCTGCTCCCCGTAATACTTGCGCGGGAAGAACAGCATCCAGCACACCTCACCCTTGTCCCTGGCCCGCGCCTCCACCAGGTCCCGAGCCTCCGCCAGCTTAAAAGCCTTCATCCAGGCCTCGTCCAGCAGATTGAAGATTCCCATTAAGTCCCGGTCTGCCTTGGCCAGCTTCTGCATCCGGTTGCGCTGCCTCAGTAGCGTGTAGGACATTTTGTGCAGCCGTTTCGCCCCCAACGGCCTTGGCCGCTTAGCAGCTTTGGCGATTGGCCATTGGCTATCGGCTATCTCTGCAGGTGTGTTCATGTTCATGGTTTACCGCCGCCCCGCTCGCAGCCAGTTCAGCACCAGCACCAGGACCGTAACCAACAATCCCAATCCCAACGCAGTCAGCCGGGATACCTCGCCAGCGGTTTTGTTCATGGATGTCCTATTCAATTCCGCGGCCAGGCGCCGGCCTTTCGCAGGCATCAACCGCAATCGCGTACTCCATTTGCAGCGTGTCCAGCGGCAGCGCTGACAGCCATTTCTTGAACTTCTCCGGATCCACCGGAGCCAGCAGCCGCAGGGTCTCCTTCTCCATTTGGCTCCGTGTTAGGTATGTGCTCGTGTTCATGGTGTCCTTTCCGCTTGCTTCTGGGTTTGGAGGCTCCGTTTCTCTTGGACGATTTCTTTGATCTCGCGCGACACGTTTGGCCGCTCGCCGCAGACCTTTGCGCGATCCGCCGCCTTCCTCACAAGGAACTCATATTGGGGCTTTGGAATGGTGATACTGAGCTTTACTGTTTTCATCATGAACACACTTTATCCTACTCTATCGTATTTGCGCAAGAACTTTCTTCAAAAAGTTATTCACAAGTTATTAACAGGTTATTCACAAAATGATCAGTGGTGGACCTAAAACCGGCCAGTGGGGGGGGGGTGCATATATACTCTTAAGGGTATCCCTTTAAGGGTATCCCATGAAGGAGAGGAGAACAATCATCCATCCCTGCAGATTTGAGGCGGCGCAGAGTATGCTTTTTCTCTTGCCCCTCAACCCTCAACCCTCAACCCTCAACCGCCATGAACATCCTCCCCTTCCCCGCGCCCACCG